TAGGCGGCGGATTTACAGTCCACTGCATCACCATTGATGCTTCTTCTCCATACAGCTCTCTTTAGAAAGCTGGTAATAAAGCATACTGCGTTACAGTTTCGAACCTGTAACTGACCCGCGGAAGGTGTGCCGGCAATACTCCGCATATATGTATTAAGTGGCAGTATGCTTTATTACGCTACGATTTTTAGTCTCACAAAAGAGATTCCATCCCGTAGCCCGCCCGTTTGTGTTAAGTTATAGTGTAACACAGGCCCTCGTTGCCTGCAACCACTTGGTGCTCTGTTTAGTCCTCTATCTGGACGTAAACATCTCTTGATTTGAGCATGGCCTTGGCCCGCTCGATCTTATTCTGGAACAATTCAGCCTTCTGATCTTCGCTTAACGCAAAGTGAGCCTTGGCCGCTTGTTTAGCTTGTTCCACAATACGATCATTCAATTTAGAGTAATCAATTGTCATACTTTTTCCTTTTCATAAAAAAAGCCCCTAACTACTTAGAGGCTTTTGAATAATAAACAAATCCTTACTACTATTCAAAAACCTTAACTCCTTGTTCTAAGCCACAATCATTGGCCCACACCCAAATATTACTTGGTAGTGTTGCTAAGAGTGTATAGGTTAAATGTTTCATAATAGTATTATTATAGACGAGTATTTATACTTTGTCAACCTCTATGGTCCATAAATATTTTCATGTTAAAACTAGCTGACATTCGTCAGGTACAAATAGAACTCACTACCCGTTGTAATGCTCGTTGTCCCATGTGTATGCGGAACTACCGCGGTATGGACTTTAACTCTGGATACCCAGATACAGAGCTAAGTTTACAGAATGTTCAACATATATTACGACCTGATTTTTTAAAACAGTTATCAAAGGGTGTTAGTTTTAATGGTAATTTAGGCGACTTTGGCACAGCACGTGATGGACTTGAAATAGTAGAATGGCTGGTTAGCCAAGAAGTGCAGGTACATATCAACACTAATGGAAGTATGCGTAGTCCTGAATGGTGGGCAAAGTTTGCCTTGCCTGGGGTTAGTATCGGTTGGGCATTGGATGGAATTGACCCAGCAACACACGCACTGTATCGACAAGATACCAATTGGGATCGTGTGGTAGAAAATGCTCGTTCTTTTATTGCGGCAGGAGGATATGCTATATGGAGATGGATTCCGTTTGATCACAATCGCGATCAAGAACCGGCTGCTAGATTGTTAGCCGAAGCCTGGGGTTTTAAGCAATTTGAAAACATACACGAAGGTAGAGATCAAGGACCTGTGTTTACTCGTGATGGGGAGCTTAGTCATTGGGTAGGACCTAAACAAGATTGGCCAATAGATAGTAAGCGTATGGTCGAAGATCATATCACTTGGTTTGATCATCGCACAGTTAAACCAATTAAGGATACTCCCATACTTAATATGATATGCCAGCATAAACGATTAGAAGAATTATACATAGCCGCAGACGGTAGTGTATGGCCTTGTTGTTTCTTGGGATTCTACCCTGGTCAAATGACTCACCCTGGTAACGAACAGTTAATTCCTTTAGTAAAAGAAAACAATGCTTTACAATACAATCTAGAGCATTGTATGAGTTGGTTTGATAGTATAGAAGAGACCTGGACCAAGGCCAGTGTTAACGAAGGACGATTGTATGGTTGCGTAAACAGTTGTAATCGTGTATGACAGTAGCTCGCGTAGTATTCCTTGCCCGTTATCGCATACCACATGCTTGTTTGACCATGCAGTTTGATCATTTCCTTAAAGGGATAGATCGTACAGTTATTAGTAGTCCTGTACCCAAAGATGAATTATGGAGTATCTTTGCAAAATATAACATAGATACAACTCGATTCGAATACCTGCCAGACAGTGTGATACTAAATGAATATCCCGAAATTGATCACTGGATCTTTGCAGATGACTATCGCGGTAAGTGGTTGTGGCAACAGGCATTAAAGTTAGCTGTACGTGACTACTTAGATGATGACGTTGTATTGATGCATGATCCTGATACGTTTATGGTTGAGCCGTACGAGTGCTATAAGGATGGTCGCTTAAACTATTTAATTATACCTAACACCACACACGATAGCTATCGCGGAGTACTTGAAAGTGTGGTAGGTATTGAAAGACAAACTCCAAATTGTTTTGTTACAGAGCTAGTGCCTGTACATAAGGAAGATTGGCAAGCACTTAAGACTTTGTTAGAACATAAGCATAACAAATGGTTCCTTGATGCTATTATAGATGCTGTACCGGGCATGCCTACTGTGCCACCATGGGGTACTGGTAACATTATTAAATGGTTCAGTGAATATGAATTACTAGGCAACTGGGCAATGTATCGTCACGATATAGACATACAAGAACAACGACGGTTTGAATACGATAGTTTAGATAAACTAAAAAACTTCACAAACAATTATAATTGTTTTGCTGATACCGTTCCTGACCTAAGCCTAAGCCTACATTGGGACAACGACGCACAAGTAGTTTGTGACTTTGACCACTATCTTAACGTAATTAAAAATCGTCTATGAAGATCCCTTATCCTATATATTGTCCTAAGTGGGGAGAGTTAGCGGCAATAGACTGGAATATTGAACCGGTAACAAGTGACCTCAACGAAGTTATGCGTAGTGACTTTAAGATTGCTGCATTGCCTGTTATGTGTAATGAACGTAACGATTTTGCATATAAGCCAGAGATAGAACACCTAGACCTAAGTATATTTGATCTTGTTATTCTAACCGACATCGAGTATCGTCCTTTAGAGTGGATCAAAATTTGGATTGAAAAAAACGGCATACGCAATTATGTATTGGCATTGGGCGGCTTACATCGTAAAGAGTTAGTAGATGAGTCGTGTATGATTTATCGTCCTTGGTGGAGTTATAACCTTTTGAAATTTAACGAAATTATTGACACCAGTGGATACAATAAACCTTATGACTTTGATGTATTACTAGGAGCTCGTAGACCGCACAGAGATTATGCGATGCTGGCATTTACACAATCAGGACTATTAGAGCGCAGTATTGTAACCTATAGAGAAATGTTTGTAGGTGGAGTTATAGATCCCTGGACTAAACAAGTACATGATTGCTTTCCGTCAACAAAATTAAATTATCCTTATATTAGCCCTAACTTAGATCTTACTTGGGAAGTACAAGAGAATCTAGTCAAAAACATTAGTCCCTTTATGCCGTATAAAATGTATCAGCAGACAAACTATACAGTTGTTTGTGAAACATTAGGAACCTCGGATACTTTTTTCTTCAGCGAAAAAACTACTAAACCGTTGCTGGCTAAAAGGTTATTTGTGATGTTTGGTGCAGTTGGCTTCTTAAAAAACCTACGAAATTTAGGATTTGAAACATTTAGCAAGGTTGTAAACGAACATTACGATAACATAGAAGATCATGTGCGTAGATTTGATCATGCATTTGAACAATGTCAGTGGTTAAGCGAGCAAGATCCTAGAGAAATATACAGTCAGATACAAGGGGAGTTGGAACATAATTGTAATCTTGTACAAACATTAAAACACAAGACCTTAAAACAGATGCACAACCTGCTTAGAATAAAGATTCCTAAACTAGATTAAAATCGTTTTTAATGCGATTGTACCAGTTGTTGGCAATAATAATTTGACTTTGTTCGTTGCCGTGGTAGCCAGGATCATCTCCTTTAAAAGGATTATTTCCACATATTGCTTGTGGGCTTTGAATAGATTCTAGTTGTATATACTGATCTGTAATAATTTTTGGAAATGCATTGCGCCATTGATCTACATTGTTAGGATCAAATGGCCATAATAAGTTTGGCAGTACTAAAAAGTTAATACCATCTAGATACATCTGTAGCACACCTTCAACCATAATCCACTCATCCATTTGTTTTTTCCAGGCATTGTCGTAGATGCTGTCGATCCAGGCACGAACTCCTCTTTGTGCGTCTTTACTAATTAATCCAGAACGATATGGATGTGTATAGTTTTCTGCTAGACTGAAAATAGTTTCACAGATCATGTTGTAGTTATTATTACCGTAGTTGACATTGTCGATGCCATCTTGTCGATTGTAACCATTCTTTAATTCACGATTTTGTAAGTGTTGCTCCAGTGGAGGATTCTCACCACCCGGTATATTATTCACCCAATCATACGGAGCAGCCGTAGCAGGTATTTCCATACGGTCCCAAAATGTAGGACTCACTATAGCAAAGTCTGGCCGTTGCCTACGAATCTCTTCAATTTGAATACGAATACCACCGTTACTACATCCTTGGCGAGCCAGATTAATTAGATCCCAATCTAACTGGTTTGCCAGTACCTCACTCCAACTAGTACCCGGCAGAGTTTGACTCACGGCACTAAAACTACAGCCCGCCACCATTAATTTCTTTTTCATGATCTATTTAATAGTTTTTTAACTGAGTCAGGAATAAAATATTCATTGGCATGTTCCGTTTGATGGAACTCAGCTATAATTTTGCCATGCTTGGGCAATTCATCTAACGTATAAGTTCCTGTAGGTATAGTAAATTTAACATTGCCTTTGCCTATACCAGCAAAAGTTATCATGTTAGGGTGATAGTCGGCTACCGCATCATATACAAATTTATGATGTAGATGTCCGTAGTCGCCATCTTGATCGTGTGTTAACACAATATCGTTAGCACTAACAGCTTCCTGAATATCAATCCAAGCATGTGCTTCGTCAAAACTAATTTGTTTATTTTCTATATCGTGCCAATTATCAACATAGCCCAGAAATTTAGTTTTAATATTTCGTTTATCCCAAAATGATTTTAGTTCACTACCTCGATAGTCGTGGTCATTGTATGTAAGATAGCACACAGTCCAGTCTAGTTCAGGATGGGCATGTATAAAACTGTAGGCAAAAATAACGCAGTCGTCCGGATGTGCCACCATTGCGATAGCTTTCATATAAGATCCTTGGCACAAGTAATACCAGAAATAAGTAATAAATTACGATATGCTTGTTTTTGTAAATCTGTTAGTTTTGTCCAGGCATTTCGATGTACACTAACAGTTAGTGTATTGGGATGTTGCATTTGCTGATACTTTCGATCAAATGATTCTACTTCGCTGTGACAAACATTACACGGGTAATAAGAATTGTTGCTGTTAACATACATTTTATCCAGTGACCCATCTCGATATTGTATGTAACCAGAGTATAATATAAATTCAGTAATCATACCTTGATCTAAAAACCATTTACTAAAACTTTGATTAGTCCGTTGTTGAATGTCTTCAATCATATTGTTAACTGTTTGATTGTGAAAAAAGAAAGGAATGCCAGCCGGTCCTGCTATGTGTGTTTGATTGATATTAAATAGTTGGCTAACTCTGTGTTTAGCAGTATCAAATACTGGAAAGATTGGTATAGATCCCCAGGTAAGTTTTCCAGTGTCATCAAATATTTTGTCAAGTTCTACTGGTTGTATAATAATTGTTTTAGCATCGAGAACCATCGACCATTCACTGTTGCTTTGTTTTGCAGCCAACAATTTTAATAGTTGTTGTGTAAGCCACCCATTTCCTTCAAGGGTGATATCCCAGTGTTTTCTATGAATAATTTTTACTCGGTTGGCAAATCTGCCCCACCACAAAACATCAATATCATTTTCGGTCATGCCGTCATCATTTATAACAACATAAATGGTATGTAAACACATACGATTACAGTATAACGAAATGCTTTCTGCTTGTAGTTTTAGTATCGGTAGTTCTTCTCGAAATACTACTGTAATAATATCTATCATGCAAATACTTAGCCAACAAAAAAGCCCCTAAGGGCCTTTTGCTGTATAACTTTGAATAAGTTTAATTATTCAAATGTTTTTGTTACTAGAGCTACCCAAGCATCTTTATAAAGCTGCTGACCATTTACGGTGTTGGCATTTTGGAAAGTGCTTGTCTTGCTTGTATTTGTGTAATAACGAACACCAAGTTCCCATGCTTTTGGCAAGGTGTAGACAGCGCCTACGTTGATATCGTTGTAACTCAAATTACCGTTGTTGGCAACAGCAGTACGACCATAGTGAGCAACAAAACTCAAGTCTTTGAGTTTAGCAGTTACCGGCTCAAATGATTGCTTAACATCAGCTTGGTAGTATTGTGTACCAGCACTATTTTGTGTGCCAAAGTAATTGCTTGTACTGCGGCTATACTTGACACTAGCAGGACCATAACCTAACCCAGCAAATAATTCTTGTGTGTTGAAGTTAGGATTCTTACCATTGGTGGCATTAGGAAAGAAATAGTTATAAGAACCAACGTCAATAGTCAAGCCCTTGTAAATGTCTTTCTTGTATCCAGCATAGATGTCTGACTCCACACCAGCTCCGCCTGTGTACAGTTGGCTAGATACACTACTGTTCCAGTTGCCAATATACAAACCACTTGAGTGAGTGTAGTCAACACCGCCTTGTACTGCTGGACCATTTTGACTTTGACTAATACCGCGGAAGCGATAGTCACTTGCCAAACCTAAATTGCCAGTTACTTGTGCGTGAGCAGAAGTAATACCTGCGATCGCAAACAATGCTAATAATATTTTTTTCATTCTGTGTGTTTCCTTTTATAAAAGTTATACAACAATATTATTTACTGGGTTCACTGCCAATGCAGTAAATTTCTATAGGTTATTGGGCATTTTTGGTCTTTATGTTAGTAGTTTATGGTCAACAAAAAAGGCACCAAAGTGCCTTTGTTTGCGTTAGACTAGATTAGTCAAATGTTTTGGTAACACTAGCTACAAATGCATTTTGATAGAAGTTAGTACCATTCCAACTATTGTACTGTTTGAACTTGTTACTCATAGAACTATTAGTATAGTAACGAGCTGCCAAATCCCACTTTCCTGGGAAAGAATAAATTGCACCAATATTCATGTCATTGTAGTTCAAATTACTGTTGTTGGCCACTTGTGTATGACCATAGTGTGCTACAACACTTAAATCCTTTAATGAACTGTTAACAAACCCAAGATCTTGTTTGATATCGGCCTGATAGTACTGTGTACCGGAACTATTGTTTAGGCCAAAGTAGTTTGAAGTAGTTTGGCTGTACTTTACCGCAACAGGACCATACCCTACACCAGCATATACTTCATTGGTGGTATAATTAATTTTTGAACCACCTGAACTAGCAGTAGGATACAAATAACTAATAGTTCCTACATCAACGATAATACCTTTGTAAACATCTTTCTTCCAGCCAGCATATAAATTAGACTGCATACCACTGTTACTGTCGACATCGTCGTTGTTCATATTCGGCACACCACGCATACTGGAGTTCCAGTTACCGATGTATAAACCTGTAGAGTGATTGTAGTCAATACCTCCTTGAATAGCCGGACCATTTTGACTTAGACTAATACCACGGAACTTATAATCGCTATTAATAGTCATGTTACCAGTTAGATTACCATCAAGTACTTCTACAGCATTGACCGTTGTTAATCCTGTGGCTAACAGGAGTGATACTAAGATCTTTTTCATGAATAAATTTTCCTTGTTAAGTTTGTAAACTGCTTTACTACTATAACAGGTTCTACTATAAAAGTCAAGAAAAATGGCACCGAAGTGCCATTTTAGGTGGTTTCTGTTACGAGGCATTTCCTGCCCTAAGCAGTGATTAAACTGCTAAAGATTGGCGTTGTGCTGAACGAGCAGAGAACTTGATGTTCTTACCTGAAACAGTTACTTCGCCTGTAGATGTTTTTGCATTTACATAGTTTGCTTGATTTACAGTCATCGCCTACTGTGTTGCCTCTTTTGCTATCTCACCATGTCGAAACCTTGTCATCCCCAACAAAGCATACTGTGTGGATCTTACGGTGGGCCCTCGAAGGGTTGTCCCCACTCTCCAGTAGACAATACACTTTGGTGGAGATGCCGGGAATCGAACCCGGGTCCACAGTGCCTTCACTACGAAGGAATTACAACAATTCTTTACAGCGGAATAATGTTTGATGCTTGCTTGCCTTTTGGGCCTTGCACTACATCAAAAGTTACCGCTTGATTCTCTTTAAGACTCTTAAATCCATTGCTATTAATAGCTGAGAAATGTGCAAACAATTCGTCGCCACCACCATCTGGAACAATAAATCCAAAACCTTTTGCATCATTAAACCACTTTACTTTACCTGTTGCCATGTTACTTACTTCCTTTATTAAAATACTTTGAAAATTAATTGCTACCTTTAACTACATTATTATCTATTTTGGGATTGGCCCGAGCAATAACATCTTGCACCTGACGAGCATACTCGCGCTCTTTGGGCAAAGGCCCACAGCCTAATCTTGACCACTCTTCTTCAGAGTAGTAATACTGTGCTACTGGTTTCTTTTGTTCCATAGTCTGTGTATTTAGTATTGGTGGGCCTTGATGGACTTGAACCATCGCCCCAACGATTATGAGTCGTTTGCTCTAACCAACTGAGCTAAAGGCCCAATAATAGCATTATAGCACTATTGCGTATAATTGTCAAGAAACTTCTTCAAATCTCCGTATAGGTTAGCCATCATGGCTTCTTTACTACCAAAAAATACCAAAGTACGAGGCATCATTTTAACAGTGTAAATATACCAAGGTTGTTGTAGTTTACGATCTAAAGCAATAATCATTTTACTGTTTATAACAAACGGTTCAACATTGTAATCGTAGTGTTCAAGTTCAATGTGTTTTGCCAAGGCTTCATACCCCATCTTGGTCAACCTTAGTCCACCATTGCGTCTCAGATTAAACCACCATAGGGCCAAGGCCTCTGCCTCAGTAACCTTGTAAGGATCGGGCAGGTGTTGAATTAATTCTTGGGTAAGTAGGTATTTGTCACGCACATCAAGGGTAGACGTGGTCGCCGACTTTTAATAAGACAACCGTGAACTTGTCTGTTTTAAATTGTGAGTTGAGTTTCTTGGCCAAGTTCTTTGCGTGGCCAGGATTGGAGAAGCTGACCTTCTTGTACTTAGGGCCAGGGTACTGAACCAAGAGGTTCGAGGTTTTAAGATTGATTGGCTTGTTCTCGTAAAACACAGCCCATACACCCTCACTTGCTAATACCTGTTCGGTCTTGTATGTGCTTTTGTTTGCCAACTCAATCAGGACGTTGGGTTTTGGTCTACTCATTATTAAACTCCTATATATTATTTATGCTAAAATATAGGTAGTTTTAGAATGAGCCCCCATCCATTTTGATTGAAATTACTTCGTCGGTTTGGACCGCTACTGCCTGTTCTTTAAAAGCAGTAAGCTCTAATAACAGTTGAGTTAGGTCAGCATGCATGCCTTTAGCGTCAGTTATGGGCATAATAAAGTCCTTGGCACCACGAGCTTCAAACCCTTGTAGCCTTTCAATAAACCGGTGTAAATGAATGCTCACTGGCAGTCTCCTCGGTGTAAAATAGATTGGTCATAATATTATTCCTTAATTTTCCAACTGGCTACCCAGCTATTATTTTTTGAAAAGTCGTCAAAATTCATATGGTGGGCTTGCTCGAGCTGATAATCCATATTAAACATACTTTGATTGATAATAAAAAATGGTGTTTTTAAATTAACCCCGGCTTGTTTCCAATTGTTGCGAACTTGTCTATTTCCAGAAGAGCCAGCCGATTCAGCATTATAGGCCAACGGATGTTCTGCGGTCACACAGTCAATTAACAAATATTTTGGTTTACAAAAATTTACAATTTGTTCAATGAGTTGCAGTGAACTATGATGATGATATAAAAGTCCGTAACATATAACAATATCAAATAGTTCTTCTTTGTTAATTGCTAACCATGCATCGTCAATAACAATTTCATCAATATTTGGAATTTGTTTTAATTTTTCTAAATTTAATTGATCGCCCTCAATACATTTAAAATATTTGGGTTGCTTGTTAGCAATAAGTTTTGAATGAAGCCCAACAAATGGCGCAATTTCTAAAATTCTTTGATTTTTAAAATTTTGAAAGTACGTTTGATCTATAAAGTTATAATAATCAGATCCAGCACCACGTACAGTTTTGGTACTAGCTGGAAAATCAAATGGATGCACGGTTCTCTGCTTCCTCTTTAGAATAAAATGGACCCGCATACGGGTAGCGTTGTAGTAGTATTAATTTAGGGCCTTGTATAGCGGCCCAATTACGACCTTTCTTGACCTTGTACCATCCAGCGGCAAACCACGACTTACTTTTGTTAGTCTTAGTGTACACAGGTAACTTTTTGGGTACGTCCCACATAGGATTACAAACACGCCCTGCTACTGGATATCCGTGTACTAAGTTAGTAATTGGTTTGGCCTTGGTCTTTAAAGGTGGCTCAAAATGCACCTGAACACGTTGTTCGACCATTTTAATAGTTTTGTATTGTTGAATCTGATTATTAATCTTAACTTGAAAGCCACCATCACAAGCTTCTACATTACCAACCTTCTTGTCATTTTCTTGTAAGATCCAATACTTACGATCAATTACAGGTTTTGCTATTAGTGTCATTTAGTACTCCTCTTTCGACATTCTTCTTGTACTGCTACTGGCACATCTGGATGCCAACCGCCCATCAACATGCGGCAATCATATTTTACTACTACTTGATTTCGATCCTGGGGCCAAAAGGCCAATACCAACATACCTAACACAATAACAAAGGTTACTGTTGTCCAAAATAAATCTTTAGCCATTTAAGACTCCTTTGTAGGTTTCGTTCATCCAACGACCAAAACTGTCTGCCTGCTCGCTTAGTTTGTTTAAGTCATATTTGCCACAAAACTGCATGAATCGTACACCAACTTGGCCTACATCTTTGTGTGACATTTGGTCACGGATTGCTGTATCTACTGCCGCCTTAATTTCTTCGGGTTGTGCTGTTAAATCAACCAAGTGTACGTTGCGTTCGTAATCATCTAACACACGATGTTCTACGCCTTCATGATCAGTCCAACGCTGTAACATTAGGTTGTTCCAGTTATATCCTTGTTTCGTTCGATCCTCAAATGCTTCCTGTAGGCCAACCTTGTTCTTAGTGCCCTTAGTACGGACCCCCGGGTAAGCCGAGAAGACATTGTCCGACGAATCGCCGCGCATACACTTTTCGAAGAGTAGCCATTGCGGATTAGGGATAGTTTTAGGTTCTTTAGTTTTCTTATCGATGACCGCTTTTCCTTTAGCATCGAAAATTCCTTCTATTGTGATTAGTTCGTCTGTAATACCATTGTACTGCTTGACATTGGGTGCGATGAGCTGAACAAAGTCAGTATCGCTACTGATAATAATATGGTCGTCTTGGGGATGTAATGCGATCCATCGAGCTATAATGTCATCAGCCTCGGCATTTTCATGCCTGATAACGCTACAGTTTGTTCTCTCTGACAAGTATTTAGTCAAACTATCATATGTTTCCCAAAACATTTTATCTTCTTCTGCTTGGGTTTCTGTAAGTGCGGCACGGGCTACAGCACGATTGGCTTTGTAGGGCTTGTAAAAGTCCTTGCGCCAGCTACGACCTTCTAAACCAAATACCACATGATCTGCTTCAAAACGCTTGGCTACTTTGTTAGCGGCCATTAAGGTAACATGCAATGCAAAGCCCACTTTTTCCCAAGTGTCGCTTGCACGGTGAGCACCATGCCTGGCTCTAAAAAACATATTAGCCGTATCAATTAAAACATAGCGCATTGTGTACCTTAAATGAATTTGTTAGTAATAATGTATTGTAACATAAAACGGTTAAAAAAGCTATGGCCATCCTTACCAAAATGGTAGCTATTGGGCGCAACTGTTTGAATGCCTGCTAGTTCTAATTTTGCCGAAAAAGTACCTTTTGGATCATAAGGGTTAACATAACTGGTACCCCAGTCCTTTTTATCTTTTATGCCACCAAAACTGTTGTTACCATTAAAGAAGATATGTTTAATTCCTTGTGCGTCTAGTTCTTTGTGGAATGCCCAAATTTGGTCATGAGCCTCTTCTGTTTTGGCCTGCCAATCAATACCCATGATATAGTGGCGATATTTTTCTTGTAGTGCCTGCGGTACCTGATCAATACCCGAAGCATTGACTTGATAGTAAACACCATCATGTAACCATTCTTCTCTTTCCCAAGTCGACCATTGTATGATGACCAAAATGTCTTCAGAGGTTAATCGATTAGATAGATATTCTCGAGTGGTGCGTATGATTCTTGCATTACTACTGGCACTCTCAGCATCACATTTAAGTCCAACTTGTAGACTTAAACTTAAAAGTTTCCCCCAACTTACTTGTAAATTATCAGGATGGGCGGATCGGCCCATGTAAAAATATTTTGAATCATCCTCAGCAAAGGCATGCACATTTACTGCCTCGGCAGCGGCGGTATGACTGTCACCGTTTACATATAATATCATAATAGCTTGTTTTCTTGAATATAGTTATATAAGACATCCGCCCAAACTGCCTGTGCATTTTCGATATAGTGATTATTGTCAGTGGGCTTCCATCCATGATTTTTAAGATACCAATAATAACTTAGTTCATTATCATATGGACCAAGATAATTATTACCCCAATTTTTGTGGTTAGGATCTATTAGATTGTGTTGAAATGGCATCAGTGCGTTAAAAAATACATGAGGTATACGACGATCTTTTAAACTACGATGTAGTCGATGTATCTGTTCGTGCATGGATTTTGATTTACGAGATTGCTCGTCTATTCCTTGCATAGTAACCCACTGTTTATAACGTTCTTCGAGCTCAGGCGGTAAGGTATCGTGTCCTCCTGAATTAACATCAAAGTATTGATTGTTATGCACCCACTCTTCTCGTTCCCAACTAGTCCATCCAATAACAGCAATGGTATTTTTGTCGCTATTGGCTAATGCATTACTGGCTACACGCATTATCCTAGGATTACTTGTACCACTTTTGGCTTCGTTAATTAAAGTACAATTTATTTTTTTAGACAGCAGAGCCGGCCAACTTTTAGTAGTATCAGTACATTCGGCTCCGTTGCTGTTGCTGTCACCGTTTACATACAGTATCACGATACTTCAGACCTTCCGTCGCCAATGTCTCGACTCTTAACTACTCGATTTGGATTTATTGCCTGTTCTTGTTCATAGGTTTCTAACACAATGTTACGACATACTGTAGTGAACCATCGGTCTACAATGTCGGCATCAGTATCGTTTGGGTTCATCATGTACCCATGTCGGACCAGATCAGCAATAAATTTTTCATTCCAATCTAATTCAAAACTACCATAGTTTAAATTGCCAGGATCTAGTTCCATGCTTAAAATATTTACATATGATTCTCCCTTTTCATTGGCAATTTGTTTAGCTGACTTAGTCTGCTTTACGGCCGCATCGGCAATAGGTTTTTTCTTTTGCGGTGGTTCTGGCTTTTTCTTAAAAAAATCAAACATTCCCATTTTCATCTTCCTTTAATGCTATTAGCATTTGTAATTTATTCCATAACTCAGACATAACTGGATCTTCTTGCATCACACAATACTGCCGAATCCAACTAGGCATATCGCCGTGTACTCTGTCATTGCGTAGTACTGCATCAGCTTCTTGAAGGTATGCTTCATACGCTTTTGGTGAATCATGATTCATTAGTGCTAGTGTTTCTGCTATTGGTCTAATCTGACGTATATACGCCACCGGAAAATGTCTGCGCCAACCACCTGCAGGAACAATTATAGTAAATGCTCGACTGCGGGTTAGTGGTGAATCCAAGTATAAATCAACCATTTTTCAAACACCAAATTAAATGCTCTTCCACGGTATGCCAGTTGTACTCATATACTGGTGTACCTGGGCCAGTCCACATAGCTGTTCCCATATAACCATATTTCAGCCATATAATTTTTTCGCTGATAACACAACGGTGTGGCCACCATGCAAATGTTAAACACCAATGAGCTTTTGCATAAAAACTATGTCGAGCACCAAACAACGAATCTAATGGAGCCAATTACTTGCCCCAACCGTTGCCCCATAAGTCTACGTGCAGGCGTGGACTGTAGTTAAACCCACGCTCGCAACAGATATTAGCAATGTTTAATTTATTACTTTCGTATGGATCTACAACACCACCCTGTGGCATCAAGTAAACAACACCTTTGAATCCACCTGCTCTAAACTTATCAACCGCTTGAACAGCTTCGTCAACATGCTCTACAGTTTCAACTACAAACTTGAGGTAGGTATGCCCAATCCCTTGATATTCATTTACAACTTCTGGGCAAATAGCATCTTCTACTTTTTCGCCACTAGCACTTAACTTAGCACTTACACTAAATGTAACTTCTCTAGGAGCACCGACTCCGTCTAAGACCCAGTTGATCAAAAATGCTTTGAAGTCTTCGGATAACTGTTGTGTTCCGTTTGTTTCAAAGGTAAGATTTTTTAAGTCTTTCATTTTAGGATGACTTAATAATTCTCCATAAGCACGTTGCCAACCTAACAAGGGCTCGCCGCCTGTGATGACTAGGTGTACATCATTACCGTTATTTTGCGCCCACATATTGTTAGGAGTTAGTGCTAACATTTGATTAACTAACTCACTAGTTTCTACTGTAGGACTCAAATGCTTAAATGCAGGATGCCACGACGCATAACTGTCGCAACCAGTTTCAACCAACGGCAATGATAAGAATGTCGCATACTTGTCTACAACTTTAGCAACTTCATCTGCCCCTGTGCTCTTTTCGCCTGGTTTACAACCAAACCCTGCACAGGTAAAGTTACATCCGTATGTTCTTAGGAACACACTAGGCACACCAACAAAGCGACCTTCGCCTTGTAAACTATAAAATAACTCGCTTACCTTAATCTTCATAAAGTTTTGACCATTTCTTTAACTTTGTTTGTTTTTCTATCTTGCCTGACGCCAACCGAGCAGGATCAAGCACACCCTGTTCTACCAATATGTCTACCATGCATAACATATCGGCTACTTCTTTTTCCAACACAATGCTGTGTTTAATACCATCTTTATTTAGGTCGTTGATGCCAAAGCGAAAACATTTGCTAACCTCTTGTATAACTTCGGCACATTCTTCCTGTAAGATTACAAGTGCTTCATTAGTTTTTGTATTCATTTGTATACTCTTGTAGCATAATCACTGCCGTGCATTGTAAATCCGTTTTCTAATAACAATGGTACGGCAGTGGCACATTTGCCATCCCAAGTACCATTATTATAAAAGGTATCGTCCATAATTACAACCGCCTGTTTGTCTAAATAAGGCAAACAGTATTCTACTTGCAACCTATGTTCCGCCTGGCAGTTTTGGTTATTCATAACAACACCACGTGCAGCGTAGTTGTCAATTTGTTTTTGACAATATGGAGCAATATTATTTGAATCCCAAATCCAATCAAAGTTATCTAAATACAACACTTTAATAGTCTTATTTAGATCTGGAAGAATTGTCTTGCACCATGTTGATCCTGATTCTGCCACTGCCCAATTGATGTGTGGATAGGTTCGTTCACGCAACCTATGTTCGACATCAATGGAATAAAATTCTATGTCTTGTTGTGTTGCCCACTCATACAACCATACAGAACTACCTTCACCATTCTCACTACCAATCTCTACAACAATATTATCGCTATTACAAGTTAAATCTAGTTGTTCTAGATTCTTGTACGGCATACTGCCCATCAGTTTTTCCACCAGTCTTCCCAAGGAAACACAATCCACGAATCTTCTTCTGCTTTGTTAATATCAATGCTAGAGTAATCAATACGTTTGTATTCGCTGGCCTCATTATTAACTAACACAGCAAAACGAACGGTATTGTTCCAAATAGTTTTCCAAGGTTCTGGTTTACTTGAATAGAAATCTTCCCAGTCCTTTTTAATCCAACTAAGTGTGGCACCCGAATCGTTGATATCGTCTACAATAAGAATGTTCTTACCGTGATAAGCATCTTCGGCCATCCATATATTATGCTCAGGTTTGCTTTCATCATTACGCAGGCTAACTTTAAGGCATTCCATTGGCACTTCTAAGTATTGACTAATCAAGTTAGCCGGAACTAGTCCGCCACGTGTAAGTCCTACAACATAGTCAGGGCGCCAATCGGATAAGGAAATCTGACGCAGGATCTCTTGTGTTTGAGATTCGACATCAGACCAGGTATAGTAGATTTTCTTCATACAGTTATTATACACGAACTGTATTTAGATTGTCAAGAGAGAATTGATCTAATTCCTTGTTCAAAACTCATAGGCTCGTAATCGGGCATGATACTGCGTAATCGGGTAATATCTGGCCGACGATTAGCCACGGAACCAGCTTTGCTTGGCAGTTGTTCAAAAACAGCATCAGGGTAACCTAATTCTGCGGCAATAACTTGTACAGCATCACCGATTGTGATTTCTCTATCGTTACCAATGTTGACCAATTCACGATTAACATGTTCGGCAACATAGATACTAGCACGGATAGCATCTGACACATGGCAGAAACTACGTGTTTCTTGTGCGCCAATTACAGTGAAGATACCGTTTTTAATTTTGTCAATTTGGTCGCCTAAGAAATGACCCTTCTTTGAATTCTCTCCGTATACGTTAAAGTAACGCAACATAACATACGGTAACTTACTGTTGGCCAAATAGTTTTCACTAGTTACCTTGGCCAAACGATATGACCAACGAGCGTTATGGATGTTCTTAATGGTGATATCTAAATTTTCAGGAACTGGACTTGCAAGGTCATCACTAACAATTTCACTACTACTAGCATATACAAGACGTTTAAGATTAGCGCACTGGCTGGCAAATTCAAACACGTTAAGGTCACTTACAAAGTTAGTTTTTAATACTTCGTTGGGACGTTCGTAAAAGTTTGTAGTGCCGTTAATAGCACCATAATGATAGATATAATCAAAATCTTTAGGTAGTGATTCGTAAACCATTGCTATTTGTAAGTCTGCACCAACAAATTGATCGCACGGAGGAATACTTGAACTGCGACTATGGTTATCTAATGCCCATACTTCATGTCCAGCTTCTTTGAGTTGACGGCAAAATTCTGTGCCTAATAGGCCACTGGCTCCGGTTACTAATACTTTACTCATTTGTTAATCTTTTCGTTATCTTTAATTACTGCATCAATCATCTCGTATGGCAAGCCCAAGTCCTTAACTAGATTACGCCACGCACTTGTGTCCTTGGGCAAACAATGTCCACCAAAGCCACGTAGGTTATCATTACACATCAAGTAGGCAGGATTAAAGCATTCACGTTTGCTGATAGCATGATATACGGCGTCATAATGTACACCAAGTTTTTTACAAACTTCATAGGCAATGTTGGCAAAGATAATTTGAACACTATGGTTTACATTGTTAAAGTATTTAATAACTTCAGCTTCGGTGGGTTTAACACAAGCAACATTTGCTGGCAGGTGTCCGTGTATTTTTTTAATTAATTCAAAATCTTCTTCACGATTGCTACCAACCACCAACAAGTCATGATTGTACATAAAGTCTGCTAGAGCACTCTTGGCTCGAAGGAATTCAGGAACCGAACAAATGCGTAGAGTAGGATGTTTAGCACTCAGGCGTTCACAAGTACCAGGAACACAAGTACTCTTAAGACCTACTAGTCCAGTATATTGAGCCTGTGCAAGTTCTTCGACGACTCGCTCTACAATACTGGTATCGCAATCACCGTTGGCAGCTTGATTGGTTGGTACAGAAAGAAATACACAGTCAGCATCTAACACATCTTGTAATGTTGATCCTTCGTATGCTGGATCAAAGAAACACATCTCATGACCTAAGTATTGTAATCCTTCGTAAACTGCCTTGCCTACTGTACCTCGTCCAATAATACCAATTTTCATTTAATTTTCCTCTGGATATTTCATATCAACTAATTGGTTAGAATCAGTTGATGCCATACTCAATATTTCTAATGCTACATCGTTCGGAGTTAAACAAACCGCCGAGGTCGACATATCAATTAAAGGAGTGCGTGTTCTTACCGGATTAATTAAACTAACTGTAATATCAGTGTTACTAAAGTAATCACATGCCCCTTGCCACACATTATATAGTGCTGCTTTGGAGGCCGCGTACAAAATATAATCTCTACGTCCGCTACGGTAAGAACTGGATCCAACCATGATAATTTTCACGGATTTACTGCCAGGATTATTAATATAATGTTTGATAATTGCCCAGTTACTTCCAACATTAATGTCAAAAGTTTTATTGTGTGCTTCTGCATTACCGTTGTCAAAGTGTCCAACACAATTTATAACAACGTCTGGATTCACAGCAAGTATAGTAGCGACCTGTTGATAAGAATCAGGATTATTAAAATCCACACTAGAACTATTAATAGGAATAACACGATACCCGGCTGTAAGAAAAGTATCTCTAACAGCAGAGCCGATACCACCGCGAGCACCAAAAATCACAGCAATTTTGGTCATTCGGGAATAATACTGTCTACACGGAACGTATCGTTCTCATAGTCCTCGCCGCCTCTAGGGCCTTGAGCAAAAGCAATAAGAGTACAACCTTCTGGGCCAGTACGCCATGCGTGAATTTCGTTTGGTTCACTAATAATAAAATCACCTGTGCCTGCCGTAATAACATTAGCTGGCTCTTCGCTGTCCACTGGCTTAGAATAGTAGTCCAACGAACCAGACAGGATGTATGTAAACTGTGTAGTTTGTTTATGATAATGGTTGGCACGAACAGCACCGGGTGTGTTAGTTATAAGACAAGCCGAGTTCATATCGATCAAATGAAAGATGTCTGTGATAGTTCCTCGATCGTCTGTGAAGCTACCTAACTTGGGTTCTTGATTGTTATAAATGTTATAGTGTTTCATTGTGAGATAAACCTTGTGTTTGGATTGATTTTGAGTAGTGCTTGCTTGAGTGGTTCGGCAATGTTCCAACTTAGTATTAGAGCGTATGGGCGAGCATACTTAGCAAATTCGTCATCAGACCGAATAGGAATACGAGTTAGTGGTGTATACTTGCCTTGCTTGAACTCGCTGGCATCCGTAATACATTTAATAACTGTTTTGTTTAAGCCATAGTAGTTTAACCAGGTGTTGGCTTTGGCGGCCGCACCTACACCAATTACAACGGCATCAGGATCGTCGTTAAGCAATTTATAGAATCTTGCCAACCATTCTATCTTGGTCGTTTCTAATTTTTTTTGTAAATTAATATAAAACTCAAGATCAAACAAGCCCTGTTCGGTTTCTTGTTTGATAGCCTGTGTAACTTTGTCTGATTGAGCCATACCACGCTTTGCTGTAATACGTAGGCTCTGGCCATGATAGTCAACTAGTTCAAAATCTAATATTGTAAGTCCGGCTCGAGCCAGCAGAGTTTGGGCACTTTTAACTGTAAAGTAACTTGGGTGTTCGTGATAGACCATGTCAGGGAACCGACCATTGGTGACCATCCAACCCCAATATGGAACCTCAAATATAAACACACCATTATCATCTAACAGTTTAGAGACTGCAATAGCAAAGTCTACAGGATTATTAGCATGGTTGAATACATTGTTGGCCAATACTACATTAGCAGAGCCATATGTTTGTTTAACGTGATCAGCAACCATCACATCAAATAATGCGTTTATAGTGTTAGCACCGCGCTCCATGGCAAGACCACACATCTCTTGCGAACTATCTACGCCAACACCCTTGGCAAACTGCCCAATCAAGTAGCCATCGTTACTGCCAACTTCAACTACCAACTTATCATTGCCATAGGTTGATTTAACATGTTTGGCTAGTTCGTCCCAGTGATCTCTAGCAGTTTTGCTATTGCTCGACGTGTAGCTATATGAATACAAGTTGTAGCGATCTTCAGCATCACTGACATATCCTAATTGAACGCCACCGGACTCTGTATTCATGTACACTTCTAATGGAAATATTGGTTCTGATAGTTTAAGTTGATGTTCTGCAATAAAAGTGTCAGCATATGGTTGTTGTCCAAAATCCAAAATTTTAACAACAGGCCCTCCAGAAATTAAACAAATCGATACTGGTTGACTAATGGTTATGTTTATCATGTTACATTGGCTCCCGGTAACGGAAATTGGTACATATGGCCGTTAATATCATTTTGTTTAAGTTTTTCCCAAGGATCCTGCTTGAGAGATTTAACATTTTCCCAAAATGTAGTATCAACATTCGTTGTTTTTAATAGAATAGATAATCTTTCAGCGTCGTTCATTCGGGTCTGAACATACAAATGATTATGAAAATCTAACGGAGCTTCTGGGTTTCCTTCAAATCGAATTCTTGGTTTTGATGGTTCGTTCGATTGATTACCGGTAAGGTCAGTTCGATCATGTGTTACATCAATGTCAACAATTTGTATTATATCTAGCATATATCCAATTTGACTAATTTCTGCATCAATCATTTGATGACGACTAACTTGACCAAGGGCTGTCCATGTCGATGGAATTATAGGAAAAATACTGTACGGATGTTCGTTGTGTGTATGTACTTTAAGAACTTTGAATTGCCCATCGTACTTGCGCACTTCGTCATCCCATGCTTTAGTATTCATAATACAGTCGTCGTTCCAAACGAAAAGCCAATCGGCATTGGTATTTGTTGATAAAATATTATAGTAAAGATTAAGCCCTTCGTATCCCATACTTTCAAACGACAACGCAATATAATTTGCATCAAGCTCGTCTAGTTTTGGTTGTATTTTTTCTAGAAAGTAGTCAAGTCCCACAGAATCATCATTGTCAAATCCAAATACTAGTTGTATTTTTTCAGGCGCCGAAGCCAACGTTAATATACTAAACACACTATTTTCAAGTGCAATGGTACGTCCTCTAGTGGGTAATAATACAGCTATGCTATATGTGTTTTTAGGCATTAGTTTATTTTTCTATGAATTGTTCGCCCATTAGCATCTGTAGTCGACTCGAGAGTCACAGTTTGACCGTTAGGGTCGTTAGCTTTCATTAACGTCCATGGACTTTTTGTTCCGGCCCTAACTTCTTCCCACCATGAAGTATCGAGGCCAACAGATTTCATGTATTGAGCAATTTTCTCTGTATCTGCTAGACGTTGATTCCGAAGTTTAGGGTAATGAAAATCTAGTGGATTATTAGGATTACCTTCTAACATTACTTTCTTGTTGTTGGTTTCGTCTTTGTTGTTACCTGTGAGGTCCGCGCGGTCGTGTGTGATAGTAATCTCAATAATTTTCATAACATCTAACATGTAGGCCATTTGACTAACTTCGGCATCTAACATTTGATGATGTGCAAAATATCCAGTAACCTCGCGCCATTCAGCAGGTAAAATTGGGAATACTGCATAGGGATGTTCGTTGTGTGCGTGTGCTTTTAACAACTTAAATTCCCCAGTGCATTCTGCAACTCGCTCGTCCCAATCTTGTGTTTCCATGATAGCATCATCACACCAAACCATTAACCAATCGGCGTCAGCTTCTTCGGCCATTCTGTTATAATATTGATTAAGTTTCAAATATCCTAACGGTTCAAAACTAAGAGCAATATAATCTACCCCACGCCGGTCTAATTCTGGTTGGATAACATCAACAAAGTGATCGGTTCCAATAGTATCATTGTCATCAATTCCAAAGATAAGTTGTATGCGATTTAAATTTTTTGTGAATTTAAGCAAACTAAACACACTACGACTAAGTGCGTCTGTTCTTTTATGAGTGGCCAACATTACTGCTATACTGTATTTGCGTTTTGACATATGAGTTACTTATTTCTGGCCGTGGTTGTGAGGTAAAATTGTAATATGATCTAGTTGACGATTGATTGCAAATACAATCATCTCTGCTACTTCTTCTGCGGCGAGTGTAGGAGACTGTGCATATAATTTTTCAATCTCTTCAGCAGTTTTGGTATCTTGATAATTTTGCTGTAGCATATTGGTTTTAATTTTGCCAGGACATATTTCTGTAAACACCATGTCTGGACATTCTTTTCTAATAGTATCAATGCTGTATCTCAGCGCATACTTGGCCGCTGTGTAAAATATGTTATGAGCAATAGGATCATCAATGTTGCTACTGGTCATGTAGACAAACTGTCCTTGTTTGCGTTGACAAACATATTTCTTAACCAACAGCAAAGCACCTGTAAAATTCACGTCAACTTGGTGTTGTTGTTTTTCCCATTGGTTATTTTTCCAACCTTGGTACGATCCCGGATTAACTCCGGCACAGTTGATTACACAGTCAATGTTGGACAAATCTATTGCGTCAATGTCGGCAAAATTTCCTAGATTAAATTCTTGACTTGTTGGGGTTACGACGGTATGATCTGTTTTTAGTAATTCGTAACAGGCTCGACCTACTCCAGAACTTGCCCCAGTTAAAAAAATCTTCATTTATTTCTTTTTAGATTTAGTTGGGGGAGAATCTTCAAAATAAAACTCGTAATCATCTAAACCCGGAACATTGCTAAAATCCAACCCGTCAATATAAAACTCGTGACGTAAGGTAGTATCATTGCATAAGTCTTTGCGTACAAAGGTAAACTCAAAACAATCACAGCTACCATCTGCGCCTAGCACTGTATGATTATTGCCGTGTGTATGAACCAACTCGTAGTATTCTTTGATTTTTTCAATGGTCTGTTTAAAATTTTCTCTATGATGGTTGGCAAAATGTATTTCAATTACAATGACAGGAAAAATATCACGTCTGGAAAGTATATCATCTAATATGATAAATTCACCGCCTTCAATATCTATTTTTAACATGATACGTTGGCTCTCCAAACGGTCAACTGCTTCCCCTACTTCTGTATGAGTAATGTTGTAGCCTTTGCGCCCAACATTTTCAATAAAATGCACGGCCGATTTGCTAAAAAACTCATGATATTGAGCTCGTAAATAATCTTTCATATTATTAATATTCACAGTGCCATCGTACATGTGAATTTTTGCATCAGGTTTGAGTTTTTTCCATGCACGGTCAAAGCTCCAGTTTTCACCAAGTCCAAAACTAAGAAGGTCGTCGCAATGATCTAATACCATACGAGGAACAATATAGCCACCATCGCTATCGCATCCAATTCGAATTGGGTCTTCGATTGTACTAGGAAGGCAACAAATTAAATCTTCAGGTAATTTTAGTTTCATATTTTCTTTCTATTATTCTCTTACAGTAAAAATTGTCAAAAACAATTTGCCAGTGGGCCCAGCGGCAGTAGCATGTATTTGTGGTCGATCCCAGCTGATAACATCGCCTATGGACCATTCATAACATTGATCAAACGATAAGCCATGTAGATCTTCTGGATTGATATGTGGGAGATACTTTTGTCTAACATCTTCTGGAAAAGGTTGATTGTGTGAGTTAACGACATCAGAGTAATCACGGACAGGATGATTTTGTCTAGTCAGCCTAAGTGGAATCAGGTATTCTAACATTTCAAGGAATTCATTATCAACTATCCAGTCGGTGATGCTTGCAGGATTATTAACGGCTTGTTCTTTGAGCAATCGCAGGTCTTCAACAAAGGTCTTTCCACCATGGCGATTAGGCAAGTCGTACCCACATTCATAATGCGGTTGTTTGCTAAACTTGGCCATAGGGCCATTCCAGTAGTTGTCAAAAAACACAGTACCAACCGTGCCGGGCTCTTTGGGTAATTCTAATGGAATTAAAATGTTTTTGTAGATGGCCTGTTTGTCTTTGCCCGCACCAGTGTCGGCATGTATAGGAAAATAGGTATCACCTTTGCGAAAATCTGCTCGGTACATGCCCATCCAGTATTCTAGCTCATAACCTGGTTCAAGAATTTGATCAAGGATTTTTTTAACAGTTAGTTTGTCCCACCTGTCTTTACTCCAGTCAATGTTTTTACTGATATTATCAGGACGCACATCTAGTCCAGATTTATCTGTGTAAAAAAAGTCAACTAACTCTTTGATTGTTTCTTGATCAACAATATTTTGGTGAATTTTAAGCGTAGACACGCATCTCTCCTTGGAACGACAAATATTTATATGCGTATATTATCACGCAAACAAATCTTCGTTCCATTCACGGTGTCCTTCACGGAATGCCATGTTGCTTTGAGTTTCTCTAACTTCAACTCTGTAGCACCATAAGCGAGCCGCTTCTCCTGGTCCCCATGTGTCAGGAATATAAACACCGTTTACAAACTTGTACAGCATGTCGGCTAACCCTTCACAACCTAGGCGTGGAAGGATAGTTAACTTGGCCATGTTTTTTGATTCTAATAACTTATAGGTTTCAAGTTCAGGATCGTCTTCGGCTACTAACAGTGTGTGATCAAACTGTGACTGTAGCACTTCTTTAAGTTCTTTAAGTCCGCCGTAGTCTGCGGCCCAGTTACGCACATCCAAGTCGTTAGTTCCAAAGTAGAACTTCATACTAAAGGAATAACCGTGTATTAGGTTACAATGGCTATCGGCCCTCCACTGGCGATACGCCACAGGAAATTGGTCCACATACTCTTTGGTGCTGGTAAATTTATATGTTACGGGCTGAATCATTTATTTCTCCTATGTTAGATTATAGCATAGGCGGCAGAATTTGTAAAGCGGGATGACGCCGAAAGGCCGCTGTACTACTATTTATTTGTTTCAACCGGCGTACATTTCAAATGCTCATCGCATACTTCAAATGTTCCGTTTTGCGTGTTCATTCGAACAATTTGTTCTTTATGAACAGTGAATGTATATTTGGCATTATCGACAGCAGGCATTGTGACTTGATATCCAAGTAGTATGCACATCAACGCTGTTAGTGCTATCATGATTCTTCCGTATAATATGCTATGGGTTGAGCATGTACTTCTATAGCTGCTCTATGTCTCGGTAATTCGCCTCGCCCAATCTTAACTGGGTAAGCTATGTCTGTGGGATCTTTTGAAAAATAAATTTTCTTAAGAAACGTCATATCTTTAACAGCCTTGTGTACAACACGATGATGCGGATGACCATACTCACCGTCGGCACCGTGGGTCAGTATTAGATCATATTCCTGTGTTGCCTGTTGTAATGCTTTGATAGCTTTTTCTTCGGACCAAGTAATCAAACTGTTGGTGCCTAGATCTCTACCGTGGTCTTTGAATCCTAAAAAACGAACAGGCACATTTCTGTGGTTCCAGTAACGACTAATCTCACGACCTCTTTTTTGAAATCGCCAGTGTGTTAGGTATGTAATTGTCCAGCCGTGTTCGGGATGCGCATCCATATATGCACTAGCCCAGATAACGCAATCATCTGGATGTGCCACAAGTACCAAGGCTTTCATTCTTTCCTTGATTGTTGATGTGCAGCCGCATCTGCTGTGCGTTGTTTAAAGTCGCAAAGTGTATGATAGCCCATGCGATAGCAAGCACAATGGTTGCCTAAGATCCAACGAGCTAGTTTAATTCTTAGTTTCTGTATCATGCGAACGCTTCCTCTTCTAAATATCGCCGTAATTCTTTGTCGTTGGGTTCTACTGTGTAATTGTTCTTAAAAAAGATTTCATAACTATCCGATCCATACTTGCCAATGCCATATAACTCGGTGGCATCATCCAGGTTCCACCGCCCAAAATCATAGCTCATTTCAACTAATCTTTTATAACGCACATTGACCATGCCCAGGCTCCATATCACATCCTTGACCTCTTGTTCCGTAGCCTTGCGGAACTTGGCTTGTGTGGGCCAATGGTGCATGAAGATGGGGAATACAGTTTTTACAGGCTTGCGTCCGGTTTGATTCAGCATGATCACAGCGACCATGTGTTGCCAGGCAGCCACACGACCTTCTACGCCCGCAGGCAACTGTTGTTGCACCATGAGATCATCTCTTAATGGTTGTATCATCTTGGAGCAAACTCTTGTTGAAGTTTGATATTGTCCATAAACTCTTTTTTGGTTGCTGGATCACTATTAAAAACTCCTTTAAGAACAGTAGTTTGCGTCAATGAACTATGTGCCATAATGCCGCGATTTTCGCAACATCCGTGAATCGCCTGAATGTATACACCTACATTTTTGCTGTCGGTTGCCTTCATTATTTCGCGGGCAATATCGTTGCACAATTCTTCCTGAAGAGTACCACGTCTTGCACACCATTGTGCAATTCTTGTGTACTTGGACAAGCCAATAAGTTTTTCTGCGGCAATAATACCAATGTAGGCAACACCCGCGACAGGCTGATGGTGATGACTACACATACTACGCAACTCACTGCGTACAACCAACATTCCTTCATATCTATCCTCACTATTGTTTGGGAAGGCAGTACAATCTGGAGCTTGTTCATATCGTCCTGCCATAATTTCATTGTAATACATCTTGGCTAATCGACAAGCTGTGCCGTGACTGTTAGGATCGTATGCACGATCGATCAACAAGGCATCTAAGACTTTTTCAAATGCCTGTGTAGCTTCTTTGATCAGTTGTTGTTTATCTTCCTCTGTAACATATTCACTAATGTTATCGCCGGCCCAAAAGCGTTTCTTGCCAGCAATCATACGCTTACGAATTACTTCGCTTAGTGGACGACCATCATCGGGTCTTACTACTGCATCTTCGTATCCTGGATGGAACGGTGCTTCTTCTACTAGTTTATTTTTCTTAGACATTATTTCTCCGAGTTAAAGCCGAGGATGGCTAGTCTTACTGCTATTATAAAGGTTATTTAGGTCAATGTCAATGCACAATTTGAATATTTCTACAATCTGGATAATTAACTTTTTGACTTGTTGGCACAATGCTAGGCAACATCTCTGATCCTCGTACACAATCTTCAATTGTAGGACAGTAATGCCAGCCCATTCCAAACACTTGTTGGTCTTGCCAGGGTTGTTTACGCAGGTCTCTACCGTCACTACGCCACGCACTTAAAGTATGATAAGCTTCTTTGTCATCTAACAAAATAGCACCAACTTTTCCAAGATACAAGGGCTTGCTATATCCAAAACTTAGACATTGCAACTGCCCAGAGCGATACATTCCGTGTTCAAGTCTGCGAGCACTGTCCCAAATGCGTGTGCCATGTAATTGGTATTCTCCAGCCCATTCTTCGCTAGTTAACACATAATTAATTTGTAAATGATGCATGAGCATAGGCACTGACAAATAGGTAAACGCTGTGAACGCTAACATCTGCGGCCGATCGTGTCTTAAACATAACTCAATAGCATGGGTGCCACCATCTGTTACTACTGCATATGGAGCACCTGTATATTCAGCTAGGTCTTGTTCAAATTTGAACAGTGCGTTAAAGCTCACCCTTCAATCTTCCTGACATGGTATTTGGCTTGACTAACCTGATCACGATAACGATTTCCTGCACGATTCCATTGCTCGCCCTTGCCTTCTAAGATATCTACAATGCGATCTACTGTACCATCGGTCCAATCGCTAATCAAACCCATATTATGATGCGGTGCGTTTAATAAGTTTCCTAACTTATGGAATGCGTCGTCGATTGACCAAGGAACATAAAGGCGATTAGGATCATCAGCAAAAGTCTCGGGAAAACTTCTGTAAGCAGGATAAAGAACATTGCAGCCCAAAGTATCTGCTTCTGATACAGTGTTAGATACCCAGTCCTGTAATGCACAATTAAACATAACGCGACTATCATTGACAAGGTTATAGTAATCATTTTTCTTTAAGTTCTCATAAATTTTAAGTAATCCACGAGATTCTAAATTTCTAGCACGGCTAACATACTCTGGATTATTACTACGCAATGGACCACCTTGTAAGATGGCAAACTCCACAGGATAAGAACCTTGTGTGGCCCACATTTCAATCAGGTCCATAAAGAATCCTGGTTGTTTCTCTTGATCAAACCGTGCGGCAAATACCACCCGTTGTTTACGATCTGCAAATGGTCGAATGTTTTCCGCACCACCAATGCGTTCAAGAACTTCTGCCTTGTTAAACGCCAGTCCACTAATATTATAGATAGGTGCTTCCCAACCTGCAATGCGCATGTGGGCAACCATTTCTTCATTGGTAGCTAATACACCAGTGGCAAATTCATTAACCATCTTCTCATATATACCCATCCACTTAGCCATACCCCATACATGAACAAAGTCATCAGGATCAATGGCCTGAGCAAGACAACGAACAAATATACGGGGACGCTGAGTAGGATCGACTTGATCAAGAATGTAAGGTAAGCTCTCGATACCGGGTTGAAACATGTCTTCAAAGTAGATAACATCTTCATTAGTAACTTCTCCATTACGCATCATTTGAACCAGGTTCATCATTTGGCTCATACTAAAGAAACTGCGACCATGTGCGTCTAACACTTGGCCGACACTGATGCTTTGTGTGTTGTCAATAGTGGCTCCTGGAACATAAACTACATCAAGTCCACGGCGATCGAAAACACGTCGATTCCACTCGGTGAGTTGTAAAGTGTAACGGGCCTCATATGATTCAAGGCCCATATAAAATAGTTTTCTCATTATTTTGTATTTTCCAAATAAGTTGTAATGTAATTTGTTAATATTTCGTGAGATTTTCTACTGGGATGAAAATCACCATATGCTGGACCAAAAAAATCTGTTTCCATAAGTTTTTGTGCTTGTAAAAAATGTCGATCGCTGTAGTCAATAATTTCGTTAACTAAATTCAATTTATTAAGACGTTTAGCTCTGGTTAACAATCGTGAATCCAACATTAACGGAATTTGGCTAATAGTATGTTTGGCATCGAGTAATTTAATCCAACTTTCGCAACACGGAATTAAGTTATTATACAAGGAAAGTAATTCAAGGTCAAGATCAGTTAATCCGCCGATCATGTGTATTTTAATACCATAATTTATGGCTATGTAGTTTAATTTTATATAAAACTTTTCTAAAGCAATTTTATAAAATTCTAGTAAAGTAGTACACTGTAACAAATCTACATCAAAGTCCACATCAAATTTATCGCTCATTACTGGTCGGCTAGCATCGCTTTGTATCACAAACACAATAGGTGTTGTTTCTCGATCAACTCGAAATGTGAGATAATTGTTTAAAGAAAATGCAGTTTGCCAATTGCTAGCACCGCTTCTAGATAAGTTAGTTACCAAATATTTGGAAGATAGATATTCAGTTAACCCAGCATGAACAACTTTAATATTATTCTCAGAGCAAATTGCCCATTCTCCACACCCCCAACTGTCACCAATTATTAATAAACGTAACATATTTTAAGTTTAGTATCCTGCTATTGGCGTTCTAGCAACATAAACTAATAGTTTAAGCATGGCGACGATATCCAGAGAATCTGCGGGTATCTTCTTCCCACATGTTCTTGGCATTTTTGCCTTGGGTAAACTTGTTGTACTGTTGCCAAGCGTATGCTTTGAAATTGTACAAGTCTGCTTCGTTGTAGCGATATCCGTAGTCTACACAGAACTCGCGAAAAAGATCCAAGTCTTCCATAATGGCTAGAGCTCGGGGATTGGGACGAAATTCACGCTTGCCCATGGTGTTTCCTTTTAAATTTTAATGCTATGTGTTGGGCGAGAAAGTTCATATTTAATGAGGCAACCGTTCTCACCATCTTCGGCTACTTCAATCCAAACAGCACGTTCGGGATACCGTTGTGCTATCTGTATATATAAGTCATCTGCGATCATCTCGCAACTTTTCCAGTCTAGTGCTAAAACGGAATTCGCATCACTTCTGTGACTGGTATAGAGATTTTCGAGCCAGCGTTTGAACTGGATGAATTCGATATCTCTGTCGTTATGGAAGACATCGATCCACACCCGGAAATGAAAAATGTGCCTATGAGGATTAGCAAGAAACGATACATCATATTCTCCAGCTGTATTTAAGTTTGGATCCGTTGCAGCCGCCGGATAGCAATGAATACCTTCTTTACGGAATGTAACCCAGATCTTGCGTTCAGCTGATTTTTTAATGCGTTCGATGATTTCTCGTTGTGCTTGTATCATTTTGTAATCCTAATTTATATTGATATTATACGATAAAGGCAAAGATTATGCAACAATATTGGATATTAAAGTTTAATTTTATATAACGGATGATTAGATTTTTCCAAATCAGCCAATGCTACAAACTGAATTTGGGCTCCCCACATGTCCTCTAATTCTTTTTGTACAATCGGATCTACAAATTCGGTTGGTTCTACAAAAACATTGGCACCTTTGGACAACAGGTTTTGACAAACATCCAATTGGTGACTCTCTTCAAAAATCTTAACACCCGGTTTATAACTAATATATGGAAAATAAAAATCTAAGCCATCGACATTTGTGTCTAAAAAATACTGTGTAAGGAACTTAATATGCTCTTGATTGAATTGATCTGTTAAATCAGCATAGTGATGTGTCATTCCAATTTTGTCCATATAATTGGAAAATGATCGGTTATCTCGAGGAAAGCAAGGACCGCCATACCCAAAACCAAAGCGCAAGTTTCCTTTTTTATTATCAGAATGACTAATGCATTCGTTGGCTTTTTTAATGTCTTGGTCTAGACCACTTTTGATTAGTACTTGGCCGACCATATTAAAATAGTTAATGCGCATAGTGCTATAACAATTTAATGCAATTTTTAATATTTCGGCGCTGGTGGAATGAACTTGATACACTGGTGTATTTTTAGGGATAATATTAAAAAACACTTCTTGACATTTTTCAAGTGTGTCATTGTCAGTAGTGCCCAGTAACAATCCTACTGGATTTTCAATATCTCGTAACACAGTACCTTGCGCTGCAAAAGTTGGAGAGTAAACTACACGAACTCCTCGGGGCTCTACAATTTTTTGTATGGTTTCGGTATCGCCGGGATTTACTGTGCTACCAATAATTAAAATTTTGTTATTGATATTGTCTGGGTGATCCAAAATATCTTTAGCAATTTCATGCACGGCCGTTATGTCATAACTGCCATCGGGTAAACTAGGAGTTGCTACCATAACATACATAATATCACAGTTTTTAATAACTTCGTGATTGTCTACAGTAAATTTTATATTTTTATTGTTTGTTAATAGATCAGCAATACCGGGTTCTGTGATATTATCTATGTTTTTTTGTTGCAGAGATTCTACATACTCTTCTTTGTAGCTACTAGCATACACGGTTACTCCGCGTCGGCCAAAAGATAAGGCATATACAAGACCTAGTTTCCCTACTCCTAAAATTCCTATGTTCATTTACTTGCCTTTTCGGTCATATTTTTAATCCATTGATAAGTTTCTGCCAATCCTTGCTCAAGATTGTCTTCGGGGGACCATCCAATGATTTCTTGTATTAATTGATTATGACTAGTTCGTCCCATTACTCCAGTTGGTCCGTTGATGTTTTTTATAGTAATTTGTTTACCTGCTATGTTTGAGATCAAATAACAAAGACCATTAATAGAAATCATTCTCTCTGAGCCGAGATTCAATGGATATTTATAGTCGGATTGCTGGATCCTATGAATTCCTTCTATGCAATCTTTGATGTAGAGAAAACTTCTTGTTTGAGTTCCAGGCCCCCATACTTCGACTTCCCTATCGGTTTGCGCTACTTTGCGACACAATGCGGCCGGAACTTTTTCTTTGCCATTGTTCCACGAACCCAATGGGCCAAAAATATTGTGCAGTCTTGCGATACGTACACGCAAGTCATAGTTTTTAGCATAGCTAAGATAAAGTCTCTCACTAAACAACTTCTCCCATCCATATTCACTGTCGGGATCAGCTGGATAAGCACTGTTTTCGCTCAGTAACGGATTGTCAGGATCCAGTTGATTATGGCCAGGATAAATGCAAGCACTGGAAGTATAAAAAACATTTTTTATGTGATTTTTTACCATGGCTTCTACAATGTTTAAATTGATCAGTGCTGAATTATGAACGATATCTGCATCATTTTCGCCTGTGAAAATATATCCTGCACCGCCCATATCTGCTGCCAATTGATATATGGTATCAATACGATTTGTGATTACGTTTCTAACAGCACTTTGTTCGCGAAGGTCAACAAGATAAAATTCGTCTGCTTGAGTAGATTCAAATTCTGGATACTTGAGATCGGCACCTATAACATAGTGTCCTTGACTCTTTAAACTGTTAACCAGGTGATGACCAATAAATCCTCCGGCACCACAGACTAAACTTATCATTTGATTATTTCGTCTTTGGTGTATTTAGACCAGTCAGTAAACACCTCACGCTTTTGTAAGTCGTGAAGACTGTGGCACCAGACACCTGGGTTTGTTGCGGCAAAATCTTTGTCATCGAGTTTGATAGTGGCATTGTATCCGAATTGTTTAATGTAGGGAAGTTTAACTGAAATCATCGGAATAAAGTTATGAAACTCCACCAATGCGGATTCAAGCAAGCCTTCTGCTTGTGTTACATCGATATCTAATGTACAGTAGTTAGGAACCTTCTCCAAGCAAGTCTGGATCATCCATTCCCAATCACGCCATCCGTCACCATCGTCGGTTGCTAACCGTGGAAAACTTTGGTTGGCACCAAAGTAGATGTGCTCACACTCGTTATTGTCGAACTCTTGTAAGATAATCTGCGGATCCTGCAAGCCTACTACAAATAATGTGCGTAGGCCAAATGCAGGCGTGTGCTCTACTTCGGTTCCAATAAAAAAACTAACATCTGTGTGGCCAATACGGTCCATTAATCGTTTTCCTGTTGTCCAAGTTCGTAAGCAATTTGAATTTTTATTTTACTGATTTCGTCTTTCAAATGCAACCTTTGCTTCTTCAAAACTTCCAAAGTTACATCTCCAAATACACCAGTTTTTTCTAAACCGTCAATCTTCTTGTTCATGGCGGCATGGTCGTTTTCTAAATGTTGTAAACGGTGTTGTAATTTTTCGATCATTGTTTCTCCAATTCATCTAGTTTGGTTTCATCTAATTCAATGTCGTCGGCATCGATGCCATCGTTGGTTTCTTCTACTTCAAATAGGACATTAAACTGACTGTGTGCATTCTTGGCTTTTTTGCCTTTGAATCCACGTGTGCCAACAATGTCCATCCAGTAGCGATCATAGTGCTCAATAATAGCTTCGGCTTCCTCACGATTTGGCGTGGCAAAAATAGCATCTACAATATCTTTGAAGCGAGCATGATCACCATTTTGATTCCACATCATGGCAGGCCACGAACCTGCATCATACTCACGATTGGCACGTTGCACAGCTTCCAAGTGCATCCAAACATTGTGACCCATTAACAATGCATAACTGAAACTATCCCAAGATGTCTTGCCTTCTTTACCAATCTTATTTAGATCGCCTGGCTTATAGATACAAATATCTTTCATGGTTAGGTGCCGGCTAATAGGACTTTCATCAAAGTGATCAACATAACCTTCTTGTACCACAGTTGGTCCATATGGACGTGTATCGTTGGCATACTTCTTGTCATCCACAATAGGACTCATACGATAACACCACTTTTCGTTGTGCGGCAAATCAATATGGTGATATACTTGTCCGTTAGCGGTAGCGAGGAATGGACTAGCACAATCAAATGAGATTGTAAAAGCAGGATTCACATACTTGCGAACAGCACGTTGAATATCTGTGAGCAGGACCGCCCACTCCAATTTACTTGTGCCCAAGAAGTGCATCCAATCATGAATGCCTTCTTTGAGTAGGCCATCATGACGTAGTGCTACTAGTCTGCGTAAGACCAAATGCACGTCACACATGTTCTGACCACCCATGGACCAACCATCAAAGTGTGTGTCTGGGAATACCGCAGGATCACAATAGTGTTTCATTGTGTCATACCAGCGATCGGCGTCAGCATGATTAGCACCTTGTAACACGTTCAAGAACTTGGCACCACCATTCTTAACACCTTTGCGATGTTTCATAAAGTAATCGTTGTTGAACTTGGTAGCGTCTACTGCTTCTTCTAGTGTGGTAATTTGACAAGCGACACTGGCTTTCTTATCGTGAATAACCCAAGTTGGGATATCAAGAATCATACCATAGTCGGCAATCTCATCCAACCATTTAAGAATGGCTTCACGCTTCTTTTGTGCTTTAGGACAACCTGAACCGGCCTTCCAGTCGCCTTCCCACAGGCCTTTGGCAATCTGAAATCCACCCGAGTCACCTAACATGACAGTATTAGGATCACGGTTACGAACCATGTCCTCGGACCAGTCTTGCTTGTTAAGATCTAAGTTGGCATGACCTCCTGAGTACAACGACCACTTGTATGGAAACAGGCCTTTTTGATCATTGAGCCAGTTCATCATTTCCATGTCTGGAATACCAGTAGGCATGCGAGCAGGATCTACATACGGACCGTTGACAAGATCACGTTGCTTGCCTACAAAAGTAGCGTAAAACCCACTGATAGCTGGCAAGAATACAGCGTAATCGTTCTGCTTGGCTGTTAAGTTATCTTGAGTCATCTATTATTTAGATTGTGCTGGAAGTATGTAGTTATAAGTTGCAAGTCCTGAGTTCACAGTAATCTGTGCGGCGCCATCATCGCTGATCTTGAATATCTTGTCACCAGTTAAGTCAAGAATACTGATCACAGTTTTGATTGGCCATGACCATGTGCGTTTGAGAGTGCCTGCAACCCCAGACTGGAACACAAAGTTACCTGCATGAGTTGAATGATCTCCAAAAAAGAATTTTAAATCAGTACCATCGGTTTTAACTTGAAAGTTAACTTCTTCGGCGTTGGCCTGTGCTTGCATTTTCAAACGCTGAATGCTGGCATTGGTTGGTTCAAATTCAATATTCCAATTCACACCTTTGAACTTGACCGTCTTGAGCTTCTCGTTGACAATTTCACTGGCCATAAAACGATAGTTGTTTTTAAAGTCGCCTGTTTTGTTTTCAAAATTAATGCCATCTGGTGCGCCAGTGTCTTTGCGTGTAATGCTTAACTTGGCATCTTCTTTATACTCTTGCAAGTTTAACAGAATCTTAAGTTTGCCTAAGTTTGGCATACCAAATGTTCCAATAAAATCTGCTACTGGATTAGCAAATGTACCTTCTACTACTACATTACGATCCTCGGCTAAACCACTAATAACTGTTTCTTTATCAGTGCCTGCGATCTTAACAAGATCAATACACCCTAAATCATATGTATGTTCTACTAAATCTAATAAATGATCTTTCATTTGTTTTCCTCTTCCTTTTGTTTAATTAAAGCCTTTAATTTCTCTGCTGAATATCCATATCTAATTAGATTTGGATTACCTACTTGTAATTCCATGGCACGTTGCCTTAGAATTGCCAATTCTTCTTTTTTACGTTGATCAAATGATTTTGCAAATTCTTCGTGTAATTCTCTTGCAATTCTTTCCTCTTCTACTTTCTTTTCGTATACTACTTTTCGAAGTGTATCTTTCCAGTTTATGGCACTCATATCTACATTTATATTGTACTTTTTTGCAAGTTGCTGTAATTGTTCAAGTTCCTCTTTTTCAATTCTGCGCTGTTCCTCAATGGCTTGTTTACGCAGAATTTCTTCAATGATTTCCTTCCAATTGGCAGAATTAATATCAACCTTCTGCAAGACTGCAATTTCTTTAAGGCGTTGCAAATATTGTTCCTCTTGGATGCGATTCTGTTCTTCAGCTTCTCTATCCAAAATTTCCTTTACTAGATCTTGCCAATTTGATAAAGATAATTCAATGTTATGTTTTATAGCTAACTTGCGCCAATCTCTAATGCGTTGTTCTTCCTTTATTTTATCTTCAGTGTCCTTAATTAATACTAATAAATCGTATGGTTTATTACGCTTAATGATTTTCCCACCAATACCAAGAGACCTTGCTCGTTCTTGCAAGTTGCTAACCTCATCATTAGTATACGCTTTTCTTTTGAGGAAGTCAATATCATCTGAGTAATCAAAAATGTTGTGTATTTTAGCAAGGGCTTGCCCTCCTCGATTACTGAGTAGTTGCCCTGGTTTATGCAGTTCTAGCCAAACACTAGGCCCACCATCACTCCAAGTATGAATCAAATCAAACCCTACATTGTTAGTCAGATCTCGAATCAAGTATCCAGGAGTATAACTGGCACAAAATTGTTCAACTAACATAACCGCCGAAGCCCGGTCACAGTCATTGTAGGTCATTAGTAAGGTACCACCTGGTCGAAGTTTAGTATAAATTTCCTCTAGATATCGACGAATAATTTCCAGTGGGCGATAATTAAATACATTATAGGCTAAACACACACCAAATTGGTTATTGGGGATTTTTCCTAGGATTGGATCATCGCTCCAGTCGTTGGTAGTATAAGAACGCAATCTATTTTGATATAGTTTTGGAAAACGATCAAGGCATGGTTGCAGTAAATTGTGTTCTCGATCTATGATGTATAAAGGATCGCTGCCTACCATGTTTTCAACAAAGTTTTCTAGCCCTGGGCGAATAATCATACCAGGCCAGCGCCAATCAGCATAAGTCGATAATCTTGCACGAAGTGTGTTTTCGGCATCTATGGTCTGCTGGCTCTTGGTGCCAGTAACTTTTCTACCATAAAGAATTTGGTCAGTTTTTTCACACAGTTCTGCAGCTTCGAATAACCTATAACTCTCCTGAAACCAATGTTTTTCTTGTTCTGCAATTTGGTCTCGAACGTGTTTCTTAACCTGGTCGACTTTGATACTAAAATCATCAAAGGCCGCATGAATTTTTTTGAGGTCGGCCTCCAGTGCTGGTATAAATGGCTCTGCTAGTTGAACCATTGCCTGTTCAGACGGATGATTTATAGTATGCATGAGTATGTTAAGTTTGTGATTGGCCACTTGTGCAGCCGCACTGACTGGTAATTCTTCTAATCTATTTCGAAAGGCAACAAGTTCACTAAGTTTCATATTACCACTCAAATAATGTTTGAAAAGTGTTTTCGGTATTGGTGGCGCTTGCTAAGTCCCATTCTAGAACGCTCAGCAAGTTATCAATCTTTTGATCTACCACAGTTGCCTCCATTAGACTATCGTCAAACGGCAACTCCTTAAACCATGCTGGTAACTGTTGTTCATCGGTGGGATAACCAATACTAGTCCAACCTAATGGATTTTGTTTTAACTTACACACAATGGTTTTCATACCGTCGACAATTTGTAAGGCATACTTGTCGCCATTCATTCTGCGTAAATTATTCCAGTTAAGTGCGGCACGGACATGTCCTGGCATATTAGCTTTGCCCAGTCGTTCTTCCTCTTTGCCATATTTGGTCAAGTTGTTTACACGCTTAGGACTACCCTTCTCCCAACCTGGTCGCTCTTTAAAAATATATTTGAACTCGCGAATCTTTTCAATGATGTCGTCGCGAGTCTTGCCTGTAAGCACATCGTTTAAGATTTCACTTAAAAATTCTTGAATAACTTTAGGAGTGTCACTGCGCTTCAAGTCCAGGCCCATGGCTTTTACTTTTCCAGGCTCGCCATGCGTATCTACACGCTTGTTCTCTTTGTCATAGTACAAGACAGCATAACGCTTCTTGGTGATAAACAGGCCCTTACTAGCTACAATCTCTCGACCACCCTTGATCACTTCGCCCATCTCTCTAGGTACATGGAATGCTGTTTCCATAAAGCCAGGAAAACTGGTGTTGACTTGATCAGCAATACTATTATACAGTTGTACAGCAATATCCTTGTTCCAGGTCATCTCTCCACGATCTATAGAATCCTTAAGAACAGGATAAGCAGTAAAGTAACATGAGTCAGTATCACCATAAATGATACTTTCACCTACGTGATCATACTTGCCGGTGATGCACTCGTTTACATAGGCATCCATATGCTTGGCAATAGCTCGTCCAGTGAGTGTTGTTGACTGACCAATACGCTTATCAAAAAAGCGGCAACCGGGGTTAAGGATAGCACCATATAAACTGTTAAGATTAATCTTCTTGACAAGTTGTCGCTTGTCCCAATATTCTTCATCTTCTGCATTTTTACATTCTTTAAGTTGGGCCTGCATTTCTTTACGCTCTGCATACCAGCGTTTTAACAAGCCAGGAATAACTGCTTCCTTCTCGTATGTAAATATTGTTCCGTTAGCAGTCAACATCCAAGGACGGTTGGTGTCAAAGATTGTGTGCCATACTTCCGCGGCACTGTGTACACTCTCGCTGCCATCCTGCCAGTCAACGGTAATCTCTGTACCTTTTTCTAGGGCCATTACTGCTTCGTATTCTAGGCTGCCAAAAAGGCCTTCCCACGCACCAGCAAAACTACTACCACCACGCATCTTGTCTGCAATATATCGATCAGTCATCACAGGACGTAACTGTCCTACAATGGTTTCTGGTCCCATGTTCAAGGCTCGAATTGCGCTTGGATATAGTGAGTTGATGTCTATAGAACCTACATACTCGTGGATTCCTTTTCTTGGGTAGGCAACATAAGCGCCAGCCGCTTGAGTATCTTCATCCGAATACCGCTCCTTGCGATTTGGCACAACCATGCCACGTTCGTGAGCTTCATTTATAATGGCCTGTTCTGTTACTGCCACTGCACCCATAGTGGTTTGTAGTAACACTGTGTTTTCATGTGCCAGGGTGTTAGCTAAATCCAAGAACTTTAACTTCTTGTCTAACTTGGCCAGGATCATTGTGTCCTGGCGGTTGTATTCAATAAATGTTTTGAAGTTTTGATTGTACAGTTGATCTAGTGTGCCCTCAAACACAGTTTTGCTTTCGCCTAGTTCATATTCAGCAATGGCATCCAGGCTATAACTATGACGCTCTTCGTATGTGTACTTTCGATACAGTTGCATATAATCCATATGTACACGACCAATCAAGTCATATGTTTGACTGGTTGCGCCAAAGCGTTCAAATTCTCTAGGTTTAGGAAATTGATTCCACAAACAAAATCTACGAGTGTCATCCTTGCTCAACACACGGGTAACACGATTAACTGTGTACGGAATATCGAAGCCTTCGCTGTTCCAACCTGATAGGGCATCAGCATCTTGGATCAAATCCAGGAATGTTTGTAGTAGATCTTCTTCACAAGCAAATACCACAGTATTTTCAAACTCTGCGGCAATTTCTTGTGCAGTTTCTTGACTCATGTGCTTGGGCGGAACTACTAGTGTAACCATTTGCTCTAGCCATTGTAGGTAGACCGAAATAGCAGTAATAGAATTAAATGGATCGCTTGGTGGACTAAATCCACGTTCGGGATCAAAGTCCACCTCAATATCAAAAAATGCTACGTTTAGTTTGGGACCGTCTTGGCCTTTGTAGTTGTCCTCTAAGCAACGGAATACAGGATTGATATCCGATTCAAACAATCGCTTGCCCGACTGTATGCGAATTTCTTTGCGGAACTCCTTGTTGTTGCGAGAACTAAATCTTGACACGGCTGTGCCAAAGATACTTTGAAATTTACCACGAGGATCCTCGTAATAAAAAATGTAGTTAGCTGGATACTCGCGATATTCTCGCTTGCCATCTCTGCGCTCAACTACATGAATACGATCGTGCTCACGATCAAATAGTGCATCAATATAACTCATCGTTCTCCAGTTATGGCTGGTATGCCATGATTCATGTTCGTAAAGTGAACGACTCTAAAAATACTTATGTTGGAAAAAAAAATTTATATTTTTTCCCAAGACCAAAATCCGTTAGGGAATTTATTTTTTCTTTCTAAGGTATTCCAATAGAAACGAAAACAACAACCTGCCTCACTGATTGTGATTTTAACCGGAATAGGCCAATCAGTCAGACTACTTTGACTGAGACAAACTGTATCCTGATAGCCGATATGGTCAAACAAAACTATTGTAGCTGATTTATAACTAGTAAGGTCTAGCATAAATTCTAAAGGCGATTCTACAGCACCGGCTGTAATTTTTAAAATTTGGCGAAGAGTTTCAGACGGTCTAACAAAATCCATTGAGGACAAAACCTGTACATAATCTTTGGGCAGACTGGAATCCTCTAATATTACATGTGGTTGATATTCACTTAATGTGCTGTCTAATAATCCTTCGTATATATATGCATCTAAAAACCAAACATCGGGAAGAAAAATTGCATTAGGAAATTTTTTATGCAAATTTTTCCAAAATTTTTGGATATTAAAATTATTTTGCATCTGATGGCTAGTTTGCTCGCATAAGACTATGTCAACATGATCAGGAAGATCGTCTGGCATAATAACACCTGCGTCAGCACACCATACTGTGTGTTGATTATGATATCCTAATCGATCTAAAACCTCTGACGTAAATTTTGCACGATCTGATCTGATATCTACACCGTAGTAGTGTTTTGCACCGTATTGTAAAGTGTATGCTGCAAGTAAGCCGGCACCGCACCCTACTTCAAATATTGTTTTATCGGCACATAATTTCCGAAGATGATTTTTATACCAAGTATTTCGAGGAACATCATTGATAAATGTTAGACATTGATTAACTATAGGGTGATTAAACATTGATTTTTATTCTTTTAATAAAATTAATAATACTATGTTTGATACTAACCAAGTATATTTTCATACATAGGCTTTACAGTACAAAGATTAGCATGCTCGCAATATTCATAAAATTCGCCTGGCACTATCTTGTCATAATTTTTTTGGTGCTATACTGGTATATTCTGAAAGATTTGTTTACACCCATGATCCAATTATTCCTTCGCGATGCAGATCGTTGGTTACACAATGTATACCACAGTCCCAAAAATACTTGTGTCTAAACGGCACAATATGAACTTCAATACCATGACGAGCACATGCCGCTTCAACTCGATCGTTGTGTGTACTCACTACAATGTTCTTAGGATCTACAATAAGAATGTTAACATCAAACACCGTTTCACTAACTTGCCCTACCCATTCATCAAAGTAATGATCAACCATATTAATTAGATTATTGTCTTGCTCAAATCCCGGCATGAACCAACGACCTTTGTTGTGTTTCATTGACCATTCAAACTCACGCATATGACTATAGTTGCTCGGTGGCAAGTAAACAACTTCCCAATCTGGAAACGTATCTGCGTATGTCGGTACATCGTTCAAACTAATAATTAGACCAGGAGTAACTGGACAATATACAGCATCACCATGCCCACCAGCATTGACAACATGGTTGCGTGTGTTTGGAAATAGTTGGTTAACCTGATCTAAGATTGCTTGTTTATCGTCATAGTAAGTTTGTGTAGCAAAATATAGGTCTTCACCAATTCGACTTACAAAACATCCATTGATAAAATCTAGATCTGTTTTGATAATTTCGTTGCTCTGTCTACAAATATCATCATAAACATGATTATAAAAACTTAACTTACCATCAAGGTGTGCTTGATCAACAGCGCAAAACTTAACAAACTTGGCCTGCATTTCTGGCCAATAGTTAGGCAATTGATTTTCAAAATCAGTAGGACGGACACAATCAGGCATCCACCCTTCCTTGTTCTGTCTATAAAATACACTCCAAGCATGGCTGGCGTTTGGAACATATGGAATCCAAAACTTATCGCCAATCATTAAGAAATAATCTCGTGGAGCAGTTGGTGGTTGCACCCACTTGCCATTAATATATAATGAACTTAAATCTTCTGGAAACTCAGGACGTAGTACACGGACGCCAAATTTGTTCTCTAACAAACGAATAAGACCTTGATAGTCTTCTTCGGTTTCTTTGGCAAGAGTTTCAAATCTTTGTCTTGTGGTCGAATCTTTAATCCAGGAATAAAATTCTGGAGGATATGTACGGCCGACTAGACAGACCTTAAGAGGGTCCCAATGTTGATAAACACTATACATTTATTATAAAGTCTTACCAACTTGTACTAAAATTTGTTCAAGCAATTCGTGATCCTGTTGTTCACGACCAAACTCTGATTTGTGTGCCAGCTTGATTGCTTTTTTCAAGATGCCTGGCTTGATTTCTAATTCTTCGGCAATAGCCTTGATAGTATCGTTTAACCCGCCCGATAGTGTTTCAATCTCAGAAGTTACTTGAATACCTTCGTTGATAATTTGGGTAAGTTTATTAGTTTGTTCTGCTGTGAATACGCGATCTACCATTTGATTCTCCTATTAATAATATATTGATTATACAGCATAATTGTAAAAAGTCAACAATATTTTAGTAAAAGCTCACTTTAGATTACCATTCCGGGGCACGACTCCCATAGTATTCAGCCCAGCAGCCGGGCAACCCAAAAGTAACGCAAGCGTTCCTAAGGTAGGGTATTCTATTTGATGCCAATAACCATGTAACGGGTGTACTCAGTTTCAGGATCTTGTAATCGGAGTTCTCCATCATAGATAATTTCGCTTAATGGAAAGCGATCTATAATGTTTTGTGTGCTGTGTGAGGCATTACCAGGATCGTTATCACGACTTTGCATGACAACTAACGTGCCGGCAGGTATGTTGTCGAACCAGGCCTGGCCTGGCATGTCTGTTAGACTGGTATTAATGACTACACCATCACGGCCTAACTGTTGATAATCTAAGTCGTTGGCATCTTTGAGCATGTATTCAGTATTTGCCATGCCTAAACGATCGTGTATGCGTTCACTAGTCTGTAAAAACTTCTTGTCAGTTTCTACATTGATTAATTGTTTGTATCGGATCACCGGATCCAGTGCAAGTAACACACCAAGATTACCGTACCAGGATCCTAGGACATAGATTGTACCCACGTCAGGAGCAATACGAGCCAGCTCAGTTAACAACCAAACTTTGCTTTTAATTAAGTCGTGTGTGAAACTGCCTTTAAGGCTGTAACCACTTGACTCATTAACAAGGGGCGTAAGGATTTCGTTTATAATCACTATTGTCGCCTTCGGCCTGTTCAGGGAATACTGGGTATTGATTGTCGTTCATATAGTTGGGCCAGGAATAGGGCGTGTAGGGTTTGGTGCAGGTTTAGGTTGCTTGGGTTGTTTGGCTTTCATTAATTCGGCAGTGCCAATAGCTGAACCTTTGTTAAAACTTGGACTAAACGGACTATTGGCATTTCGACCGCCACGTGCTTGAGACCACGCATAGCCAGCACGATGTCCGCTACAATCTTTGGTACATTGACTACCCATGAATGCCAGCTCATTGAGTTCTTTGGGTTGTATTTGATATTGTTTAGCCCACAGTTTTTTTAAGTCATCGACACTGTACTTGGTTGGCTTGTTGCCAAATTGTTCAGCTGTTGGATCATACACGATATCTCCGACTACAGTAACATAGTGTTGCCATAATCGTTGTGGAATTTCTAACCATTTGGGATTTGCATGACTACCGTCACTTTGATAATCTGCAACTTGGACTAGCACAGGATTCAGTCCTTTACTTTCTGCTTGATCATATAATTTGCGAGCTTGGGCATAGCATTGATCAAACATAGATTCATCTAACTGTTCGTCATCAAGCCATGTGTCAGCAAATGCTTGACATAAGTCCTGTATTTTTTTGTTCCGGGTGATCTGTAAATGGTAGGTCTTGTCAGAATACTGTGTGTGTTGGCTAGGATCTCTGTAGCCAGCGTAAACTTTATGAACATTGGTGCTACTAATTAAATCTTGACAACTTTCACCCACACGCTCGGGCATGGGTTCACTGCATGGACTACATGTGGTTAGGATAATACTGCCGTCGGGTATGTCACCAAAGCGATGTTCATATGCATCAATGGCCGCACGTTCACCATGCACATCTTTGTCACCAATGCGGTAATTTAATGCGGCCACACAGTTGTTGTCAGGATCTAACACAGCGGCTGCAACCATGCCATAATTGTCAGGATCCTTCTGTTGTCCTGCAATGACCATTTCACATAGACGTACAAGTATGCTGTCTAGTTTGTCATGGTTAACAATTTTAAAATCGCTAATTTTCATTTTATAGTTTTAGCAAACGCATCAATACGACGAGCAACTTCTAATAACTTAGGATCGGTAATGCCTTGTGATTCCATGACCTTGGTATAACTTTCTTCTAACGGGCTAAACATGCCTTCTTCGCCTAACTCCATGTCTTTCCGGTCTTGAGCACGACGTTTTTGATAATCGGTCATCTTAGGTTGACGTGGTTTACTAACAGGCTTACCTGCATCAACATCACGCTCGCGCTGGCGACGTTTTTGATAATCTGTCTGTGCTTCATCAACCGCTTCAGCACGGCGGACACCCGTAGGCCAAACAGCATATTCTCCGTCCTTAAACTTTGCTTTTACCTTGCGGATAGCATCCTGTGGATCCTTGGCCTTAACACGTATATCACCTTTATCGCCATATTCGCTTTCAATATCAACAATATAGGCTATGGCGGCACCTTCTGCTACAGCTTTTTCTTTAACATTATCAAAGTAGTATTCACTACTGGCAAAGCCCAGGCCATGTACCTTAGCATAACTCTTGCCGGCGGTGTGAGTCTTGAAACGTTTCTTGATCTGCTTGGTCTCAGGATCATACACAATCCAACTACCTGTATCTTCTGCCATACCTTGTTTAGCACCGTGTTTTGCAAGGTATAAATCTATTAACTGTCTAGTGTATGCCGTGGCAGTAGCATACTCTGATCTCAATGCTGACAATCCCCATTCGGTGGCTAGAGCTGTTCTAGCGGCAGAGAATAAATCATCTCCAGGTTGTCCTTGCCCTGCGATGCCAGGCTGCATACGATCTAATGCTTTGTATAAAATAGGATCTACCCGATCGCCAGCCTCATCTACATGTTTAGGTTTCTTACCAGCCCGTTTCATAGCGATGGCAATAGCGGCCTGCTGTGCTGGGCTACCGGCTTCAGTTAACCCAAAAACTATCTCGGTAGGAATCTTATAATGTTCCATATAAGCATAAAACTCGTCAGCTGGCTCTGTATCCATTTCGTAAGCAATTATTTCTGCACCACCATCTACATCACCAGCGGCAAATAATTTAGCCGCCTTGTTGAAATCTTTGGCATCGTTGCGTAAGCCGTCAGCGTGTCTTTGTTTAGCCAACTTCATAGCAATTTTTGCCAACTGGGTGGAATACTGGGCACCAGTTGGTTGTGTTCCACGAATTACCGGAATAGCTTCCGTCACACCGTTCTCATCACCCCCGTGTGCTGGCGTTGCTGGTTGTGTAGGGGCCTGTTTTAGTTTGCCCCAGGTGACAGTTTGTTGAATACGCTGGGCTAGTTCTTTGGCAGCATCACCATCCCGGTCCACATCAATGGCCTGTTCAAGTTTTAACAACAATGGTTTAATCTGTACAAGCGTAGCACGGTCAACTGTGATGCCTTTTTTGTTTAAGGCCGTAATTACATCTTCTGCACGATACAACTTAAGAGCATTCTGGGCGCGATGCCATGCAGCCGCTCCAAGCCCTGCAATAGGAATTACCAAGACCGCTAACAATTCTTTATAAAACTGTAGGTCTGACATGTTGATTAAATCTGGTCCTTCTGCTATACCGTGCTTGCGCTTGTATGCGGCAATGATGTCGGCTCTCATACCGGGATCTCGCTCAATGGCTCGTAGCACAGAGTCTGGCAAGGGTTGTTTTCTTACTTGAGCGTGAACAGTAGGATCATTAACAAAGTCACCTTCGTCCTCATCCCAATCATCATCGTCAACACTTTCGTTTGTATATCCAGGCTCAGCAGGATTTAACAAGGCACGATACTGTTGTTGAAAAGCCGCTTTGCTCATGCCATAAGCAACGTAAAATTGGCGTTCACTCATTAGTTCTAGGTCTTGGCGTGCAATATCAAGTTCATTCATTTGACCTTCTTCTAGTCTGGGAAGAACTTCCCAGTTATTAGGAGTAATTGATACAGATTTAGGTTTTGCAAATCGTTGTTGTCTATTACCTCGGCTGGCATCTTGAGCTGATTGTGCAGTATCTCCAGAAGAAGCCAATCCTTGATCAGTTACTTGGGGAACAATATTTACACCTCCCATATTTTTTGAAGGCTGTTGTGCCACTCCGGCTAGAGCTGGTCTTTGAGTACGACCTAAACGACCCTGAGGTACAGAGCGGTAATTCATTTTTGTTGTGTCTGATTTATCTTTAACTTCTTTACCTTTGCTAACTGTTGGCTCAAAGTCTGGTGATTTCTTTGGTGGAAGCATAGGAGGTTCAGCCAATCTGATTTGCCTAGATTTTGGAGTTATTCTAGTTGTTGCGTCCGCAGGTGTTGCAACGGCAGGTTTTGTAGCTGTTGTTACTGGCGGTGTGATTGCCGCAGGCACAAATGCTCCAGCCGACGGTGGCAATGGTGTAGTTGGGTCCCCGTCGGTATCGAAGTTTTTTGGTTTTCTAGCAGTTCTGGTGGCAATAATAAGTGCATCAGTTTCTTTTTCAAGACTTTGAATTTCTTTTTCTTGACGTTCGTTGTCAGTTTTTACTTGATCTATTTCTTTTTTAACAGTTTTATCTGTAGCAATTTTGTCTTTGACTAATGCTGATAGATCGCTTTTAGCCGTAGGATGTCGACTTCTTGCTAATTTAATAGCCACCTCAGACTCAGGATCGCCCGGGGTACTTAAACTATCTTTTTTTTTTGCTTCGGCAATGCCCAAATCAAGTTGACCGGGTTCGGGTTGAGCAAATTGAGATTTAATTGCTTTTTGTGCCTTGGGAGGAATTTGTAGTTGTTTGATACTATTCATCCACAATAAAAAATCTTGCCTGTCGCCAAAAAACTTTTGAACTGTTGCAACTTGTTTATTATTATTCATTTTTTCTAAGTGTTTAAAAATACTATACACTTGAGGCAAATAAACAGTTAAATTCTGCCCTGGAAATTCTAAACTAACATTGGGTAATTGTTTCTCCCAGGCTTGTTGTAGCAGAACTAAATTTTTACCCGCTACTACATCAAAAGGTCCAGCCTCTTGTTCGTCTAACTCTGCTTCTTCGTAGGTTGGGCCTTCTTTACCAGGGCCGCCTCGGCCAGCCAACCAGTTAGCGGCATGCTTGACAGTACTGCCTACTTTTTGTATAGGAGTTTGTTTTTGTGGAGTTGCTTGTTGAACACGCTGTTGTGGAGTTACTAGGTCTTGACCAATACCGGCTTCATCAACACTGGTATTTTTTACTTTGTAATAACCGTCACGTTCTGCCTTGCACTTTTGGAATTCGTCTTTCATACCACGGCGAGCATAGTCGTCCATCTTGGCTTCTAAGTCTTCAATGCGACGAGCTTCTAACTTGTCTATGGCCTGTTGATATGGCTCGCGGTTTTCATATAAGTCAAACAAATTCATTTTCTTTTTCCTTAAGCTTCTTCTATATAATCTTGTGACTCGTCTTGGGCTTTTTTACGAGCTGCAAACACTTCTAAAGCCATAACAGCTTCGTCAATACTCTTAAACCGTGAACGCATTGCATTGTTACCGTGGCGTATTTCAAATCCTGACGGTTCGTTGCCGTGTATTTCAAACAGGCCACATTCATTAGTAACAGTTTTAACTGGTGCTTCTTCGGTCCAGCTACGTTCTTTATAAGCGTCGTAACCAGCATCCCAGTCTTCTTCGTCGCCAACATCATCAGCTGGTTCAACATCGGATATGTGCATGCTTGCTTCGTCACCATCAAAATCAAGAACAACAAACTTACCACTTGGGCTTAGTTCAACAACTTCACCAACTCTATCTTCGTAATGATTAGGAGCAACTACTCTAACACGATCACCTGGTTCAAGTTTTTGATGATCTTCGTCTAGATTTTCTTGATTGTCTTTGGCAACAAGGTCACGATCCTTCTTGTCTTTCTTTTTGAGATCTGAATCTTCTTTTTTCTTGTCTTTTAAGTCAGTGTCTGATTTAATTTCATCTGCCACATTACTTAGGTAATCAGCAAGTGATTTTTTAACTTTTTCTAAGACATCTTCATCCACAGGCTCTTTATCATTTTCAACGCTGTCGCCGACTAATTTATCTGCCAGGGGATTTTTAGGATCTTTCTTGGCTGTAAGCACTGCTACTGTTTTAGGCTTAAATGTAGCACTTAATTGATTGACACTTTTTTGTTGTGCATTAAGACCGTGCTTGACCGTGACAGGGGTAAGCCCTTCTTCTAGAATACGAAGTCGTTCTACTATACTATAGATGTCGTTATGGTCTTGTGCCATTGCTC